CGAAGAGCGTTCGCGGGGCTACCAGGACCTTGTTTCCAACAACAACGCGCTGCTTGCGGTTCTCAAGCGCAAGGGGCTGTGGCGCGCTTACTCTGGCCCGCGTATTCGCGAGACGTTGCAGATCGCGAAGCAGGACGCCCAGTGGTATTCGGGCTACGACTTCCTCGCCAACCCGCCCATCGAACTGTTCAACGACGCCTTCTTCACCCCGAAGATGGTTGCGGTGCCCATTTCGATCACTCTGGAAGAAATCCTCAACAACGAGGGTGAAAATCAGATCATGGACGTGATGGCGTCGTATATGGACGCGGCCGAACGGTCGCTGAATGATACGATGGATGCCGCGACCCACGGCGACGGCACCGCGAACGGCGGCAAGCAGTTGGGCGGCCTTGGTCTGGCTGTGCCGATTGTCGTCAACAACGGTGTCTACGGCGGCATTGATCGCGCCAATGCGATCTGGCGGACTTCGACCTTTGACGCCAATTCGTTCGACACGACGATTGGCACTCAGGTCACCAAGGACACGATCCGCCCGTTCCTGAACAAGATCATGACGCAGCGCGCGCGTGGTCGTCGGTACGCAGACCTGCTCATCATGTCGCCGGAGCACTATGCGGCGTATGACGCGGCAACCACCAGCATCCAGCGCATTCAGCGCGAAGGCGGCCTTGCCAAGCTCGGCTTCCAGTCGCTGGAATACGTTGGCGGCGGCAAGCGTGCCGAGATCGTCCTTGACGGCGGTATCGGTTCGAACATGCCGGCGAACACGACCTACGGCCTCGATACCGACGCGATCCGCATTCGGTACAACGCCAACCGCAACTTCGACAAGCTGTTCGAAGGCGAGGGCCAGAAGCCGATCAATCAGGACGCCATTGCTCAATATATTGGGTGGATGGGAGAGCTCACGCTGAACAATCCGTTGTTTAGCTGGCGGTTCTACGATTCCAATCCGGCAGCGTAATTGACACCTAGGGCGGGCTTCGGCCCGCCTTTTCCTTTCTCGCAACACAGGAGCCTATGAAATGGCTTTCGCATCTATGACCCCTTCGGTGGGGTATCCCTCGATTGCGTCGTTCATCGACGCGACCGGCGACGACTACGTTAAGCCGGTTCCTTACGGCACCATCATCACCGCGACCGATCCAACCTATGGCGCTGGTGAATTCATCTTCCTCAAGGGCGCCGCTAGCACGGTTGTCGGATCTGTTGTCGTCTACAATGCGGACGACTTCTCGACCACGCTTGCGGCCGCAAATGCCATTGGCCCGGTTGCCATCGCCATGTCGGCGTGCGTTGCCGACAAGGGCGGCTGGTATCAGATCAGCGGCAAGGGTGTAGCCAAGGCGGGCACCGTTGCGGATGATGCTCTGGTCTATCTGACCGCAACGCCGGGTCAGGTCGATGACGCCGTGGTCGCTGGTGATCGCGTGAAGAACGCGAAGTTCGCTTCGGCGGACGGCACGCCTTCGGCCGGTCTGGCTGAGGTCGAAATTCAACGGCCTTGGGCTGACGACGGATCAGCCGCTTAACCTTCCTCCCAACCAGGGCGGCCTACGGGCCGCCTTTTTCTTTGCACCCTCTCAGAAAGGACCATCCCATGCCTACCGCTGAAGAAGCTCGCGTTGTTCCGTTGTTCAAGATTCACTCCATCAAGAACGAAGCGAAGTCCAAGGAAGCCGGTCGCCCGATCTATGACGACATGGAGGTTGTTGAGGTCCGCTTTGCCGGTGACCGCAACCGCGTCGGCGTCTTTCCGGCCCATGCTTTCGCCGGATGGGTGACGAATCCGGCCGACGGCTCGCAGGAAGAACAGACCTATGCGATGCGCTGGCCTGAGCAATACAAGCGTTTCAAAATGAACCACCAGCAGGTCGCGGAAGGCACGCCGCTTGAGGAAGTGCCGTTCCTGACGCAGGGCAAGCGGCTCGAATTGAAGGCGCTGAGCATCCTGACCGCTGAGGCGCTGGCCGCGCTGGACGGCAACGAGTTGAAGGCGCTCGGCATTGGCGGCCGCGAATTGAAGAACCAGGCCATCGCCTATCTCGACGCTGCCAGCGGCTCGGCTGTCGCGACCAAGATGGCAGCCGACAATGAGGCGATGAAAGATCAGATCGCGGAAATGCGCCGTGAGATGGAAGAACTGCGGATGGCCGCAAAGGCGAACAAGCCGGCTGATGAATTCGCCGGCCAGTCCGACGAGGATCTGAAAGCGATCATCAAGGCGAAAACCGGCCAAGCGCCGCGCGGCAATCCATCCCGTGCAACGCTGGTTGCAATGGCCCGTGAAGTCGGGGCGCAAGAGGCGGCCTAATGACCATTTTGTCAGCGGCGCAATCGGCAGGGATCAGGTTGCAGGGCCAAAAGCCCGGCAGCCTGTTCTCGCCTAGCGGTTTGAACGTGGGGTTCGCCAATGAACTGGCGGACCTCGCGACCGAGATTGGCGTTGACATCATGAAGGCGCACGACTGGCGCGCACTGACAAATCTATGCACGATCACAGGCGACGGAACGAAGATCGGATTCGATCTGCCGTCCGACTATGACCGGATGATCCTGAAAGAGGGCGTCCATTCCGCGACGTGGACGCAATGGCGGTTTGAGCCGGCGCTCGATCTTGATCAATGGCTCGATATCCAGACCTATGCCGGAACGGGTTTCCCCGGCTGGTGGATCATCCTTGGCGGGCAATTCCAGATCAGCCAAGGCAACGGCGTGCCGCTTGGGGCCGGGACGAGTGCGCGGTTCTATTACATTTCAAAAAACATCGTGAACAGCAACAGCGCGAAATTCGCGGCGGATGGCGATGAGTTTTTCCTCGGTGATCGCCTGATCACGCTCGGGCTGATCTGGCGCTGGCGAGCGCAGAAACGGCAGGAGTATGGCGAGGACTTAAAGAACTACGAGATCGCGCTGGCACAGGAGATCGCGCGGGACAAAGGTTCGCGGGTTCTCACAACGGGCCGCGCCCGGATGCGCGGCAATATCGGTATGTCCTATCCGGGACAACTCGGCTGATGAGAAAGCCTGTTCAACCAACCGTGCGACCGCAGCGGCTTAAGTCGTTCCCGGCGCCGGTCGGCGGCTGGATTCGCAATCAGAGCCTTGCCGTTCCGAATGCGCGCAAGCCTGACGGATCGGCGCTCAATGGCGCGTTTGTGATCGAGAATTGGTTCCCGACCGCGACGGGCCTGCGAATGCGGCGTGGGTCACTCACGTTCAATCGCCTCGGCAGCATGACGGAGAATGTCGTTTCGCTGTTCTCCTATGTGAACGCCAGCAACCAGAAACTATTCGGCGCAACGCCAACGGGCATCTTCGACGCTACCAACGCGGCGGTGCAGACGCATTATACCGATGGCAGCGGCAATGTGTTTGTTGACGATCAAGGCAACAAGTTCATCCCCTTTATTTCGTCGATTGGAGCGTCTGTTTCGGGCCTAACGTCTGGCGATTGGTCGTCGGTGCAGTTCGCCAATTCGAGCGGCGACGTGTTTCTCGATCTGGTCAACGGCTCCGATAGCAAACTGCTTTACGACGGGACCGACTTTTACCCGATTGGATCAACCAGCCTCTATTCGATCTCGTACAACACGGAAACACAGCCATTTACGGTCGGAAAGACGCTCACTGGTGCGACATCGGCGGCAACGGCTACCATCGTCAAGGTGATCGACAACGGCACCACGGGCACGCTGTGGGTCGATAACGTGACGGGGACTTTCGGCGCGTCGGAAATCATAACTGACGACAACACGACGCCGGGCAGCGCAACCACGGCCGGTGCTCCGGTGCTGTTGTTCAACGGTATTACCGGCGTCAGTACCTCATCGCTGTCCTATAACTGGACCTACAAGAACCGGATTTTCTACGTCGAGAAGAACAGCCTCAACGCATGGTATCTGCCGGTCGATAGCGTAACTGGCACGGCAACCTTACTTCCATTGGCTGGCATCTTCCAGCGCGGCGGTTCGCTGCTGTTCGGTGCGGCGTGGTCGCTTGAAACACTCGGCGGCGGCCTGTCGGAACAATGCATCTTCGTGACGACGGAAGGCGAGATCGCCGTTTTCCAAGGTACTGATCCGTCTGTCGCGGATTCGTGGGCCAAAGTTGGCGTTTATCGCACCGGACGGCCACTCGGCGCGAAGGCGCATATCAAGGCGGGCGGCGACGTTGTGATGGCAACCGATATCGGCTTTCTGCCGGTGTCGGCCTCACTCACGCGCGATTATGCCGCGTTATCGCCGGTTGCCGTGTCATATCCGATTGAAGTGGCATGGAATGAATACGTCGCCAATCGATCGTTCGCGGCATGGACTTGCGAGGTATGGCCGTCGCAGCAGATGATGGCAATCACCATGCCGTCGCCTATTGGCAGCACACCGACGATGCTCGTTGCGAACGTGCGGACCGGCGCATGGGCTCCATATACCGGCTGGAATGCGTTCTGTGTTCTTTCGTTCCAAGGTCGCATGTTCTTCGGCTCCGATAATGGGCGGATCATCGAGGCGGAAGTGACCGGCGCGGACGACGGCCTGCCTTACACCGCGTCGTGCGTTCCGTTGTTCGATCCGTTGAAAGCGCCTGCCTCTCTGAAAACCGGCTTGCTGGCGCGGTCAACGCTTCTCGCGTCGGCGGATATCGCGCCGCAGCTTTCATTGCAGGCGGACTATCAGATCGCATTGCCGCCGTCTCCGAGCGCCGCACAGATGCCGGGTGGCAATACCTGGGATTCCGGCGTCTGGAACGTGTCGAAGTGGGATCAGGTCGGGCAGAAATCGACGAAGCAGCAATGGCAGTCTGTTGGCGGCGCGGGATATGCGCTGTCGCCTGCCGTGCAGATCACCAGCGGCTCGCTTGTGCCGCTCGATGTTGAGCTGGTGAGCGTCGATCTGACTTATGACCTTGCGGACATCGTCACTTGATGCAGATCATTTGGGGCGGCGCATCCGCTCCTGACGTGAACGCGGGAATATCCGAATTTGTTTCTCTAAGCGTGCCGGGGTGTGAACGCGGGTTCGGCCCTTGCGCTACGATGGGCGTTGTTCGAGACGGCATTCTGATCGCCGGCATTGTTTATCACAACTGGTCGCCGGAAACCGGCGTCATCGAGATATCGGGCGCTGCAACGGATAGCCGCTGGCTAACACGGCAGACGTTGCAGGCGATGTTTTCCTATCCATTCGATGAGATCGGTTGCCAGATGGTTGTTGCGCGTCATTCCGAACATAACGCGCGGCTGCGGCGCATGTGGCGCGCGGTAGGTTCAAGCGAGTTCGTCATCCCGCGTCTGATGGGACGAAACGAGGCCATGGTCATCAGCACTTTAACAGATGACGCATGGCGGAAATGGATTGATCGATAATGGGCAAACCCTCTGCACCTGCTCCTCCGGACCCGAAGCAGACTTCCGCCGCTCAGACCGGCACCAGCGTTGCGACGGCGATTGCCAACTCGAACCTGAACAACGTCAACCAGATCACGCCTAACGGCAATCTGACGTTCAATCAGTCCGGATCGTACACTATGCACGATCCGTACACTGGGCAGGACTATTCGCTTCCTCAGTTCACCGCGACACAGACGCTTTCGCCGGATCAGCAGAAACTCTACGACCTCAACAACCAGACGCAGCAGAACCTTGGGCAGATCGGCGTCGATCAGTCGGCCAAGATCGGGTCGCTGCTCGGAACGAATGTCGATCTGAATAACGATGCCGTTGAGGGGCGGTTGTTCGATCTTGGGTCGAAACGGCTTGACCCGCAGTTTGCGCGCGATGAGGATGCGCTGCGGACACGGTTGAGCAATCAGGGGCTTCGCCCGGGCTCCCAGGCGTGGGACGCGGAGATGACCAAGTTCCAGCAGGGCAAGACCGATGCCTATGATCAATTGCTGCTCAACGGTCGCGGCCAGTCGGTGCAGGAGATTTTGACCGAGCGTAACCAGCCGCTCAACGAAATCTCGGCGCTGTTGTCGGGCTCCCAAGTCTCGCAGCCGAATTTCATCAACAAGCAGATGCCAACTATTCCTGTCACCGACAACGCAGGGATCATTAACACGAACTACAACCAGCAATTCCAGAATTATCAGTCCCAGATGCAGAATTACAATCAGGTCATGGGTGGCCTGTTTGGGCTCGGCTCGGCGGGGATCTTCAAGTTCTCGGATCGCCGGTTGAAATCCGACATTATCGAGATCGGGCGGGCTCACAACGGCCTGCCGATCTACTTCTACCGGATCGACGGCAAGCCTGAGATCGGGGTGATGGCCGATGAGGTCGAGCGCGTGAAGCCGGGGGCGGTGGTCACGATGCCGAACGGTTATCAGGCCGTCGATTATGCTCGCGCTTTGGAGGCCGCATAAATGGCGCTGTCCTTTGCCATTGATACAGCGGCCGGCGAGACGCCGGAATCCGTTGCCAAGAAGCGTGAAGTTGCCGCGCTCATGGCCGCGCGAACGTTCAGCAAAGCACCGCAGAACGTGGGCGAGGGGCTGAACGCTATCGGACAAGCTCTGATTGCCCGCACGATGATGGACAACGCCGACGCCGCGCAGAAAGCTGGCTTGGCTGGCGGGGCTGACTTGTACCGCAGCGCGTTTGGTTCTCCGGCCGCGCCATCGTCCGTTGCCGCGCCGGCAGCAGCAACACCGCCGATGGGAGCAACGTCGATCCCGGCCGGCGGCACCGAGTTCACAAACTCTGTCATGCCGCTCGCACAGGCGGCATCCGAGAAAACCGG